TTATCAATGCATTAGACTCATCTTATTTAGAATCAGTCCAACAAATAGGAATAGAGTATCATAACTTATCTTGTTTAATATCTTGTGAACATAAACTAATAGAAGCAGGTTTCAAGTTGGAGTATTATAAGTTTGAACATTTGGATGTAGATTATCAGGGAGTACTTCACGGATACAAACCATTTGAACCTTTAAAATTAAATAAGATTTAAGATGGGTTGCAATTGTAAAAAACCACCAGAGATTATATTACCTGTGGTAACACCACCAATAGTAGAATTACCAAAAGAAGAAATAGATTGGTATAATAACATAGATACGATAGAACCAATAATGGACAAAGTCGGAACTAAAACACAGACAAACACGGAAGTATGAATAGAAGAGAAAGAAGATGGACAGAAAAGAATCAAGAAAAATTGATTAAGAAAATCCAAAGGGATACATTAAAACAATTAAATAAGGATTATCCAACAGATGAGGATAAGAAGGCGTATATAGAGAAATTAAAAAAAGAATTGGAAATGAATATAGAACCTGAAACCCCATTTGATGTTATAACATTCAAAAATTAATATTTAGTAGTATGGCGGTAAGTAAAAAGAACATAGAAGTAAAAGAAATAAGTGGTGTATCAAATGAAGACATTCTATTGGCACATAAAATTTTGAATGCATCAGGAGCAACGGATGAACACAAGGAGATTGCAAACAATATATATAAACAGATATTCAATGAGGATGTTGTGTATAGTTGTTGTAAGAACAGAGCATTCATTAAATTGGACCACTATGTTAGAAATGTATTAAAATTATTATAATGGCTAAAGAAACTAAAGTAAATGAATTGGAGTACGAAGAGAGAATGAATCGTGCGTTTGAACTAATGTTATATGAGAAAAAATCATATGATGAGTTTAAGACTCAGTTCGCAAAGGAAATGAACATAACGGTTAGGATGGCAGAGAACTATTGGAAGGACGTTAGGACCCGTTTAAAAGAACGATACGCACAGAACCAAGAGGAAATACTATCTGAACAATTAAATCGTCTGTATGACCTTTTAAATCGTTGTAGACTATCAGGTAACAGAAGGGTTGAATCAGAAGTTCTAAGGGACATAACAAAGATATTAGGAATGGATGCACCAAAGAAGATAGATTTAACTTCAGGTGGACAACCCATATCAATTAATATTAATATAACAGAGGACTAAAAAAATTTACTAATAACGTTAGTAATGTTTCGTTTTTGACTATGGAGATAGATATTAATCTTACAAAGAAACAATCCCAATGTTGGAAACTATTGATGGATGATAAAACAAATATCATTACATATGGTGGTTCAGCAGGTGGAGGTAAATCATTTCTTGGTTGTTTGTTTATAGCAACACTATGTTTAAAGTATAATGGTATTAGATGTTTAATTGGTAGAACAGTATTACAACAATTAAAGATGACCACATTAAATACTCTATTTGAGATTCTACAAAGAATGAATTTAAAATCAGGGGAACATTATACATACAATGGTCAGAGTAATATTATAACATTCTATAATGGTTCTGAGATTATATTAAAAGATTTAGCGTATCAACCAAGTGACCAGAATTGGGATAGTCTTGGTGGTATTGAGGTGTCAGCAATCTTTGTGGATGAAGCAAGTCAAATAAACTATCTATGTTATTCAATCCTTAAATCACGTATCCGTTTTAAATTGGATGAGTTTAAGTTAGTACCAAAGATGTTACTTACTTGTAACCCTGGTCAGAATTGGATTAAGAAAGAATTTTTCACACCATACGTTCAAGAGACATTGGATGCAAACAAAGCGTTTGTTCCTGCGTTAGCATTGGAAAACTCCTATCTACCTGACAGTTACATAGAAATGTTAAAGGAGTTACCTCCACAACAACGTAAAAGATTATTGGAAGGTGATTGGAATTATATGGATGAATCAGATAATCTATTTGACTTTGATTCAATATCCAACTCAACATTTAAGTTAGTACCAAATCCAACAGATAAGAAGTATATGTCCGTGGACGTAGCAAGGTTTGGAGCAGACAGGTCCGTAGTGGTGATTTGGGTGGGACTGGTGGTCACAGAAATATTTGTGTATAACAAACTATCAGCGGTACAATTAACGGACGAAATAAAGGAACTTATTGCAAAGTACGGAATCCATCCATCAAACATAATTGTGGATGCTGATGGAGTTGGTGGACCAGTGAGTGATATTTTGAGGGGAGTAAACTTTGTGAACAACTCAAGTGCATTACACAAACAGAACTTCATCAATCTTAAATCACAATGTTATGTAAAACTATCAGAACTATTTAAAGAAGGTAAGATAAGTTTAAACATAATGGACCCATCAACAGTAGATGAATTAACACAGGAACTATTAGCAGTGAAACTAAAAGACATAGATAAAGATAATAAAGTAGCAGTACAATCCAAGGATGAGATGAAAAAGATACTGGGTAAATCACCTGACATATCTGACGCACTCATGATGAGGATGTACTTTGAAGTTAAGAATTTAAAATCAACAGGAAGATATTCCATAGCATTTGTATAATATGAAAAAAGTAACAATAGAAATTAAAGGACAGGAGTATGAATTACCAAATTTCCTATCAATTGAAAATTACGTAAAGGTTTATAGTGTAAAAGACTTTTTGGGAGACAAGTTCTTTCAAGCTAAACTAATCAATCAGGTATTAGGTATTAAGATGGAACTGATATTAAATTCAAACCATACTCAAGTTAATTACATATCAGACCACATAACAAGTTTATTCCCTAACACAGACTATCCATTCTATGATAGGTTTGAATTAAATGGTGTTCAGTATGGATTTATTCCATCGTGGAAGAATATGTCCTTTGCTGAGTTTGTGGATTTGGATACTCTATTAAACAAAGAACCAAAAGACATTATAAATAACTTCCATATCATATGTGCAATAATGTACAGACCAATCATATCCCAAAAATCAGAACACGACTTTTTAATTGAGGAGTATGATAGTAATGTTATGGAAATACGAGCAGAACTATTTAAAAAGGAATTAGATGTTAAGTATATATTAGGTGGTCAATTTTTTTTTTCACGTTTCGTAAATCACTCTTTAAATCATATCCCACTATTTTCAACACTGAAGAAATTGAGTACTATGAAGAAAATGGGATTAGTATGGAAGATGAGGAAGATACTATGGAAAACTCTTTTGAACAAGCGTTCGGATGGTTTGCGATTATCAATAGACTATGTAATGATGACATTACGAAACATACAAGTGTCCTCAAAACCACCGTTATGGAAGCGCTTAACCAACTTCTTTACATCATGGAAAAAGAAAAAGAAGTAATTAGAAGACAAAAGTAAACTTTCACACATCACTAATAATAAATTTATATTTAATACAGATGGTTATATACAAACAAATTATTGAGGACCTTAAAGGTATCGCGTACCACAACCCACAGATTAATTCATTTGGTTTTGGTGACATTACTCAATTAACAATGGATATTGAGAATAAGGTGTCACCAGTATATCAGAAAATGTACGTGGTCCCTGGTAATGTTGTATTAAAAGAAAATGCCATCCAATATAATTTATCCGTAATTGTTATGGATTTAATTAATAGTGATTATTCCAATCAACAAGAGGTAATGTCAGATACAATAGAAACCATTAAAGATATATGGACTATTTTGTATCAATCATACACACAATACTATGGTGGATTTACATTAGACTACGAACCATTATGGTCACCAACCATTGAACCATTCCTTGAATCCTATGAGGATATTTTAGGTGGATGGACAATGTCATTGGTTATTGAAGAAGGGTTTGACTACAATAGTTGTGTCATTCCTGATACGGATGTATTTCCACAGGACGAATCTTTCTCAAGTTACTTCCAAATCATACAAGATTTTAAAAACTTTGCTACTCAACATAGACAAGTAAACTCATTTGGGTACGGAGACATAACACAACTAACAATGGATATTTCAACTAAGGTTGAACCAGTCTATCCAAAACTATATTTTGTTCCACAAACAACAAGATTTGACCAAAATCACATGCACATAACTTGGGATGTACTTATAGTAGACCAATTAAATGATGATTATTCAAACCAATTAGAGGTTCTTTCCGATACATTAGAGATTGCAAAGGACTTTTTTGCTAGAACATACCTATCAGATTATGAAGCAGATTGGGATGCAGACATTCAACCATGGTTAGAAGAGACAGAAACAATACTTTGCGGGTGGACAATGAGGTTAAGTATTACACAGAAGTTTGATTTTAATAGATGTGTACTTCCTGAATTACCATTCGAGAATAAAAAATGGTATGAACTTGCCACTAAATGGAATGAAGTTAATACCGATTGGAAGAACACTTAAACAAACACAAATATATAAATATATATGGGACAATTAACTAATTTATACGTAAGTGAATCCTACCAAGGATTAATCAAACTTGCTAATTCAACCACAGGAGTTACTGGTACTTTGCAGTACACACAGGACGGGGTTGGTAATAACTTACCGATACAAATATCAACATCATCTGTTAATATCACAGGTTCCTTTACTGTAAATGGTTTACCTATCGTTGCAGTTAATACTGGTTCACTTATGACAACAGGTAGTGTATCGGGTAATACATTAACATTTACAAAGGGAGATGGTTCAACATTTCCTTTAACTGTTAATACTGGTTCATTACCATCAGGGGTGGTATCAGGGTCAGCACAAATTGTTGATTTAGGATTTGCAACAACAAGTTCACTAACATCATTATCAAGTTCAATAGCAACAACCGACCTAAGTCAGAACAATAGACTAACTTCAATTGAGAGTATCACTGGTT